TGAGATATCGCCTGCAGCAATCATCACCTGGAATCAACTATGTTGATTCCTGGAATTCTGATTTAGGATCTTGGACCTCTGGTCACGGATCCTATCAGTCTTCGTCTCCCGGAGGGAGTGCCTCATACGTTCGGTCCGAAATGACCGATATTGTGGGACATCGTTCCGTGTTTCATGACTGCTCGCATACGACCCTGCGCTGTTCCTTCTCTGAAGGTTACAACGCCATCAATACCGCCTCGTTCGTCGATTCGCCTACCCTTTTAGGTAAACGATATTCGTTGGATTGGGCTGGTATTGTCAGTGGAAACTGGGCCGAAATGAGAAGCGCTTTCTTTCCAGTAAGCGTCGCTCATTCCGATTCCCTGTTTACGTCTCGCTCGCTTCCGTCAAAGATATATATCCCGACGGATCCCTTCGCGTCAGACTTTTCAGTCTGGTACGTGTTGGTTGACCTGCTTGATGTTCCTAAGATTATGGAAGAGATTCTTCACAGCGCCGTTGTTAAGCGCCGTGATCTCTGGAAAGGACGTAAAGGGATAACAGCTAAAGGTTTAGCTGATTCTCACTTAATGATCCAATTCGGGATTCTCCCCACAGTCAAGGACATGCAGGATCTGTTTGCCACTTTTGTAAAGTGGCAGCAGGTGTACGAGTTAATGGAGCAGCGTTTCAACCGTGGGTACTATTATCATGTACCCTCGGTAGTGGTTGACGGATTGATTCCTGTCGGCACTAAGGATTTTATCCTTGATGTCGACGGGTGTCCTCGTTGCCCAGTATCGGTTGATACGTCGTTAGTCAATGCTGTTTGGCACGGCACATTGCTGTACCAGCTGCATGCCCCTAAGTTTAAGGCATGGATAGCTCGTGTTCGCCAGTTCGTGGACCTTTTTGGTGTCCTCGACCCGGCGGCCATTTGGGATGTTATACCATGGTCCTTCGTTGTGGATTGGTTCCAAAACGTTGGTGCCTGGTTAAATAACAATAAACCCCGGCTATACGTGTGCAAGGCGGTCGCAATTGACTATTGCGAGAGTGTTTCTTACTCCACTAATTCCGTCGTTTCCGCTTCGTGCTTCTGGGGAACCGCTGGCAGTCGCGATCAAGCGCCTGACATTGGTTTCTCCCGGAGCGTTCAGACTGTTGGTCTGACGGGTGGAACGTTCTATGCGAGGAGACGTTGTGTCCCCCCTGCATTGGAACTGAGTAAGAAGACCTCCGATTCCAGGTCCTTCCTGTCTCTAACTCGTGCTGCAATTATTGCATCACTCGCGAGCCAGCGGATCTATCGGAGAACAAGCTGACCCTTTTGGGTCTGCTTATCAACGCCTGTTTATCAGGTATTCCTAAGGTAGTAATACCTTCAGCTTGACGCTAACTACGTCAACACGAAAGTCAGTAAATTAGCTCAGGATCCAGCATATGTTGCCAGACCCAACTAAGTTACCTCTCTTTGACCCTTCGACGCAGTCATGGATCATTAAAGATAGCGATAGCTCCACCCTTGGAGTTACCACGTCTGATGTGTTCCATGCTACATCGTTTGGTGTTTCTGGGAGCAGCCGCCGGGGCGTCGACTCGCTTGGAATGAGTTCTGTTGGTCAAGATACCTTGTCCATTCAGCACTCTACTTCAAACGAGTCTAAACCCTTGGTGACTGACCGGCATCTCATCCGATTGGACCATGTGGTCCATGATGATGCGAATGCTATTGATGTGAAGTCCTACGTTTATGTCGTGGTGGGCCAACCCAGGTCCAACCTCGTCACGAACGCAGACATGCAGAAACTCGCTTGTGCGCTTTTCCTTTATCTTATGGGAAATAGCGACTACAACGGGTCTTCTGGTTTCACCCTCAATGCCGATACCCTACAACGTGTGTTGTATGGTGAGAGTTAGTTAACTATTAACTCTTCTTAACTAAGGGACTTGTTACCCCTTAGGAGGCATTATGTAAGGGTGACCTTCACATGCCGGCGACTCACGGGCTGGCGACAGATACTGGCTAGGATCAAACACGTATAAACGTATGGATAATAGCCTAGAGATATATATCTCCCTGTACTTGGCGCTGTTCCGTGACATAGCTTCATGCTATCCGTCATCTAACAACGACACTGTACGCGATGAACAACGAATTGTTCAACGCATACGGGATGAGGGGTTCTCGTTTTTGACGAAAACCCTCCCAAAGATCGGCAAGGCGCTTGACGGCGCTCTTGCCGGTCTAACACCGATAACGTTTCCCAATCTCAGTAATGAGAAAGAGAACGAGATACCGAAGTTTTTCGGTTTTCTCTTATCGCGTGTTTTGTCGGATGATGGGCAGTCTATCCGCAGTGATGCGGATATTGTCGCCATCCAACACCTACGCCAGCTAGCGTACTTCATGTACAAGCTGGAGTTGCCGTATGACCAAGAAACCGAGAAATCGGTCCTTGATTCATTCGTCGCGGTCGACTCCTCGCTCCCAACTGGGTGCGAGGGTTGGCCGGAGGTTATCCTCAACTCAGCGCGCGCACTTATTACGCGTGTCTGTCACGGGTTTGATGCTCTGGATATTAAGCCAGCTCATGGACCCGGTAGTGTCGCTACAGGTGAAAACGTGGTTGAAAAATCACGTTTTCGCCGTTTGTACAAATCACTAGAAGCCTGTTACCCGTTTACCGGGTACATGCATCTAAGTGTTTCGCACACGTGCGACTCGTTGCAGGAGCTTCAGGACTTGGAAGTCATTGATGAACCGACCGCGAAAGTGGTCTTAGTTCCCAAGGACTCCCGAGGCCCTCGTCTCATATCGTCAGAGCCACTGGAAATCCAGTGGATCCAACAAGGGATCGCGCGCAAGCTCGTTCCCTGGATTGAGAGGCATCAATTGACCCGTGGTTTCGTGAACTTCACGGACCAAGGAATCAATAGGCGCCTTGCACTCGAAGCGTCGCGGACTGCAGAGTTCGCTACGCTTGATATGAAGGATGCCTCAGACCGCGTCAGCCTTGAATTAGTTACACAACTGTTTCAAGGCACTAGTGTACTTCGGAGCCTCCTGGCTTCCCGAAGCACTAGGACGCGGTTACCTGACGGCAGAATCGTCGAACTAAAAAAGTTCGCGCCTATGGGTTCGGCCCTCTGCTTCCCAGCAGAGAGCTTGTGCTTCTGGGCGTTGACGGTTTCTGTGTTGCGACATGTATGCGGGTTCTCTTGGCACAAAGCTAAGAGGTCCGTATATGTCTACGGTGATGACCTTATTATACCCAGCAATTGCTACGCTGGGGTAATGCAGATCCTTCCCTTGTTTGGACTTTTGTTCAATGAGGGGAAATGCTGCGTCTCTGGATTCTTTAGAGAATCCTGTGGGTGCGATGCCTATAAAGGCGTCGACGTCACACCTATTAAGATGAAAAAGACATGGTCTTCATCGTCTCGAACAGGTACTAGCAAGCTACCGAGTATGGTGAGTTTATCCAACTCACTGTACGTACGTGGCTATTATGCTGCAGCGAAACTCGTTGAAGAAACGGTAGAACGCCTTTTCGGCGCCCTACCTTATTTCTCCCTCGAGGATCCCTCTCACTTAGTCGATTTTCTCGACTTAGATCCTACTGGGACTAATCCCTCTGGTAGTGTGATTGGATCGGACCAAGCACGATCACTCGTCCTTGGTTTTTATCGCTATGGTGACCATCGTATTCGAAACAAACAGAAGCGAATTAAGACGAGGTTTTCCTCGACCTTGCATCGATATGAATGTTTCGGGTACACCGTTCGTCCTGTGCTTGTAAAAGCTCGGGATGACGGCTGGGAAGATGTCCTTCGCGTGCTTGCATGCGGAAGGACTGGTCAACCTGCTGGTACGTATGCGGTCGCGCGCCGTAGTCGCCTAAAACGCGCGTG